ATAAATGAAGAAGATATTATTTACAATTACAACATTAATGATGATTATATTTTTTGGAGGAGTAGCAACAGCAACAGAGATTAAGGTAGATAAGCCAGAGGTAAAAGTAACAACAGGTGTAGATAGGTTCAGACCTGTAACGGTTGAATATAAGACTAAATTTAGCGATGATTTAAAGATTAATACAGGAGACAAGGTAGTATTTAACCTCCCGCAAGAATTAAACCTACAAACAAGCTATAATTTTGATGTAAACAGCGCAGAGGGTGCAGTAGTAGGGAAAGCAACTGCGAGCGTAGAGAATAACAACGTAACAACAGTATTTAACGATTATTTCACGAACAAACCATTAAATAAGAGTATGCAGTTATCTTTAATGACAGTATGGAACAAAGAGAAAGTAACAGGGAAAGAGACTACTACATACGACTTGAATTTTAATGGAACAGTTGTAAGTACAAAAGTTGATAAAGACGGAGTGCCAGATTCACAAGAAATCGTGACTAAATGGGGTACACAAGACGGAAACATAATAAAATGGGCTGGACGTGTCAACTATAAGAAAGCTAATTTAACTAATGCCGTAATCACTGATAAATGGGACGATAACCAAGAATATATTGAAGGAAGTTTAAAAGCTAGGTTAGTATCTTCTATTAATCCATGGACTGAAATATCTGATATCCCTAAAGAAAACATCACATTTAATAGTAATGGATTTGTTATTAAACTTCCAGCATTAAATGAAATTGTATCTTTAGAATATGATTTAAGAGTTAAAGATTTATCTAAAAATCCAACTAACAACTTAAGAATCCAAGCTGACAATAATGTGGATTGGAGTAAAGACATAGAAGTACAAATCGCAAGAGGTACAGGGAACGTAGTGGGAGAGAATAAACCAGAGCCAGTATTTGAAATACCAAACGAGGCTCCTAAATATGAAAAGCCAGAGCTAAATATTAATGATATTCCATTAATGCCACCAGCTCCAGTATTAGAAAAACCTTATCTTGATTTAAAAGATATACCATTATTACCTCCTGCACCAGTTGTAGAGAAGCCATACATTGATATTAATGATATACCTATGATGCCACCTGCTCCAGTATTAGAATTACCAGAACTTGAGATTCCAGAGCAACCAAAAGAAGAAGTGAAACCAAAAGTAAAAGAAGTAGCTAAAGTTGTTAAGGAAAGCAAAAAAGAAACTAAACAAACTAATCAAGTTAAGAAGTTAGCTGCAACAGGGGCAACAAACAAAGATTTAACATTCTTAGTTGTAGGAGCGTTAGTACTAGCGTTAGTATTAAATCGTAAGAGAGCTAAATAATAAAGTTAAAAGAGGATAGTATATGAGAACAAAGGAAGAAAAGAGAGCAAACTGGAAGATTCATTATTTAAGCAGAATTAATTATCTTCAAGGATTGATAGAAAGTAAGAATAATACATTAAAAACAATAGAGTATAGAAAATCACAAGTAAAAGCTATAGACTATGCTAAAGAACAGATTAAAGGCGGTAATAAGTCTAGCTGGGAAGCACTTATAGACAAAACGGATGAGTGTAAAGAATACATCATTCAAAAAAACATAGAATTACATGATTCAATATTAGAGATAATGAAAGTAATAGACAATGTAAAGAATGATGAATACAGGTTGTTGTTAAGCATGAGATATATAGAGTGCAAGAAATGGGATGAAATTGAAACTAGGTTAGATATAAGTACTAACACTAGAGCTAACAAGCACACAGCAGCATTGAAAGAAATCTATATCCCTAGAGTTTAAATAAGTATTAGAAAGTAAGAATAAGTATAAAGAGGTACACACAAGTATAATTGAATTTGCTATAATATAAGTGTAAGAGTTAACAGGGAAAGTTAACAAAATGGTATTTAGTCATAATACCGCAAAAGACGATAAACTTTCCTTTCAGGTTAATATTTTTTAAAACATAATTACTTAAAAACATAATTACTAACAAAATTATATGTATAAGATAAATAGGCAAAACGTTCTCTGTTAGCTACTTGCAAAAATTGAAGATTATTACTTCTATTCATAATGAAAAACTCTTTATTTTAATTTTATTTTTTTAATACTTCGGGTAATCATAAAAAAATATTTACAACGCGACATACCTTTAATATTTTTTTAATTTTTTTATACGAAAGAAAAGCACTGTAAAAGGTGCTTTTTATTTTTGCCAAGAAAGGCGGTGGAAAATTGGCAAATGATTCTAATTTAACATTGAAACAAAAAAGGTTTGCTGATGAGTACATCATTACAGCGAACGCAACACAAGCAGCAATTAAGGCGGGATATAGTAAGAAATATGCTAATACTAACGCTGCAAAGCTACTACAAAATACTACAATTAAGCGGTATTTAGATAAACGATTAAAAGAAATCGAATCAGAAAAGACTGCTAGTATTAAAGAGGTAATGGAGTATTTAACCTCTGTAATGCGAGGAGAACAAACAGAGCAAGTATTAAAGAGCGCTGGAGACTACCAGCAAGAAATAACTGATATAGATGTTAGCGCTAAAGACAGATTGAAAGCTGCAGATTTATTAAACAAGATACACCAAGCTAGAGAAGATAAAGGAAACACAGCGCCAACACCTGTAATAATCGTTGATAGTTGGGATGATGATTAATGAGTGTATTTAGGATTGAAAAGAACGTAAACCCACACTTTAGAAACGTATGGGAATCAAAAGTTCCTTACAACGTGTTAAAAGGTGGTAGGAACAGCTTTAAATCATCTGTAGTAGCGTTAAAGCTAGTTAAAGAGATGAGCAAGCAATTAAATAAAAATAAAAGAGCTAATGTAGTAGTAATCCGAAAAGTAGCTAACACAATACGAGATAGTGTATTCAACAAAATACAATGGGCGTTAAATATTTATGGTTATGCAAATCAATTTAAAGCAACGGTTAGTCCATTTAAGATAACACACATATATACAGGCTCTACATTTTACTTCTACGGTGCAGACGACTTCCAAAAGCTAAAATCAAATGATATAAGTGATATTGTTGCAGTGTGGTATGAAGAGGCTGCGGAGTTTGATAGCAAAGAGGAGTTCGACCAAACTAACATTACGTTTATGAGACAGAAACATAAAGACGTAAGGTTTGTAAAGTTCTACTGGAGCTATAACCCTCCACGTAATCCATATAACTGGATTAATGAGTGGAGCGAAGAGGTTAAAACCGATGATAGCTATTTAGTACATGAATCTAGTTACTTAAACGATGAACTAGGTTTTGTTACTGAACAAATGTTACTGGATATCGAGAGAATTAAACAGAATGATTATGAGTATTACAGATATATATACTTAGGAGAGCCAGTAGGATTAGGTAGCAATGTTTATAATATGTCTTGTTTCCATGCAATAACAGAGTTACCTACTAATGATAGATTGATAGGTATTTCTTATGCACTAGACACAGGACACCAACAGAGCGCTACTGCTTGCGGTGCTTATGGTATCACTGCAAGAGGTAATGTAATTCTATTAGACACGTATTATTATAGCCCAGCAGGTAAAAGCATTAAGTTAGCACCTAGCGAGTTAACTGTTGAGATTAAATCGTTTATAGATGAAGTACAAGACAGATACAATGCTAACTTAATTCAACTAACAATAGATAGCGCAGAGGGGGCTTTACGTAATCAGTTCTTTAAAGATTATGGGATAAGATGGCATCCAGTAGCGAAAAAGAAAAATCAAACCATGATAGATATGGTTACAAGTCTACTTGCGCAAGGTAGATTTTTTTATTTAGATAACGAAAATAACAAAATATTTATAGAAGAACACAAAATGTATAGATACGATGAAAAGACTATCAACACAGAAGAGCCACGAGTGGTTAAAGAAGACGACCACACAGTCGATGAATTTAAGTATTTTGTTTTAGATAACGCAAAACTTTTAGGCTTAAAAGCATAGGAGCGATTAAATGGGAATTATACAGATAATCAAGAATTTTTTTAAAAGGAGCAAATGGCAAATGCAGGGAAGTTTAATTAATTTAACAGACCATCCGAAAATAGCTGTTACCAGTGAAGAGTACAACAGAATACAAAGCAACCTTACGTATTATCAAAGTAAGTTTGATGATGTGAAGTACATAAACACGGACGGAGAACAGCAAACGAGAAAATATAATCACTTGCCATTGGCAAGGACTGCTTGTAAAAAGATAGCTAGTTTAGTTTACAACGAACAAGCAGAAATCACAATAGAGAACGAACAAACAAACGAGTTTATTCAAAGTATACTTAACAACGATAAGTTTAACAAGAACTTTGAACGTTACCTTGAAAGTTGCTTAGCATTAGGAGGTCTAGCAATGAGACCATACTTTGACGGAAAAACAATTAAAATAGCATTCATTCAAGCGCCTGTATTCTTACCGTTAGAGAGTAATACTCAAGATATATCTAGTAGTGCTATTGTAACAAAGACTATCAAAAGTGAAGGAAAAGAGAACAAGTATTACACATTAATAGAGTTTCACGAGTGGAACGGAGAAGACTTAGAAATTACTAACGAACTTTACAAATCTAATTCTAGTAGTGTAGTAGGAACTAGAGTACCTTTAACAGAGTTGTACGAAGACTTAACAGAGAGCGTTACAATTAAAGGTTTGAGTAGACCGTTATTTACTTACCTTAAAACAGCAGGGATGAACAACAAAGACATTAACAGTCCATTAGGCTTATCAATATTTGATAATGCGAAAACTACAATAGACTTTATTAACCGTACATACGATGAGTTTATGTGGGAGATTAAGATGGGGCAACGTAGAGTAGCTGTACCAGATAATCTAACAGAAGTAACTTTCCAAAATAATGACGGACATTTTATTAAGAAACGTAGATTCGAGGTAGAACAAAATGTATTTGTTCAAGTTGGTGGGGGTATTGATGATAACAAGATAGTTGATTTAACTACACCGATTAGAGCAGAGGACTATATAAAAGCCATTAACAAAGGTTTATCAATATTTGAAATGCAGCTAGGAGTTAGTGCTGGTATGTTTACTTTTGATGGTAAGAGCATGAAAACTGCTACAGAGGTAGTTAGTGAAAATTCAGATACTTACCAAATGAGAAACAGTATAGTTTCACTAGTAGAAATATCATTGAAAGAGTTAGTAATATCTATTTGCGAACTTGCTAAAGCTAACGGGATTTATAACGGAGAAATTCCAACGTTTGAAGAAATCTCTATTAATTTAGATGATGGGATATTTACAGATAGAAATGCAGAGCTTACTTATTGGATTAAAGCAGTAGCTAGCGGTTTAGTTAGTAAAAGGTTTGCTATAACTAAAATACTTAATGTTACTGATGTAGAAGCTAATGAGATGTTAAGTGAGATTAATGCAGAAGTAGAGCCACAACTAGAACAGCAAGACATAGACATTTACGGAATAAACGAAGATGAAGATAACAGAAAACGATGGTAAGTTCTGGATTAAGTCAAAAGAGGTAGAGCAAGTTTATCACGACTTAACCATTGAGCTTATGATAAACACAATTAAAAGATTAAAGCAACGTGGTAATGCAGATTTATTAAGAAACCCTTATGTCTGGCAACTAGAAAAGTTAAACGATATGCATTTGTTAACAGAAGAGAATGTTCAAACAATAGCTAAATATAGCGACATATCAGAAAGACTATTCAGAGATGTAATTGCTAACGAGGGCTTTGAGATATACAAACATGGGCATGAACAATTAGCAAAGGCACTAGAGACAACTACAAATATCAATTATGGTTTACAAAAATCTTTAGATGCAATGGCAAGGCAGACAATGTATGAAACAAACAACTTGATTAATACCTCTCTTCCTCCTGCACTACAAAAAGGCTTTAAGCAAGCATTAGAAAAGGCAGTAGGAGCTGTAGTTGGCGGTATATCAGATGAGAAAAAAGCCTTAACTAAAGCAGTATTTGAAATGTTTGATAATGGTTTTACTGCATTTGTAGATAGAGGAGGTAGAACATGGACTGCAGAGCGTTACGCACAAACAGTAATAAGGACTACAACTTTCAGAACTTATAGAGAGCTAAAAGAAGAGCCTGCGGAGGAGTTCGGGATAGACACATATTACTACAGCGCTAAATCAAGTGCTAGAGAGATGTGCGCTCCTCTACAGCACAGAATCGTAACTAAAGGAGTTGCAAGAACTATCAACGGAGAGCGAGTGTTAAGTTTACCAGATTATGGACTAGGAACTCCAGGAGGTTGTTTAGGGATAAATTGTGGGCATTACCTAACACCTTTTGTTATTGGTGTTAACTACAAACCAAGATTAAGAGAAGATGTAGAGAATCTTACAGAAGAAGAACTTAAACAAAACGCACTTGATAAAGCAAAATTAAAGTCTTATGAAAGAGCAATAAAGAAAGTTAAAGACAATAAACAAATAGCAAAGGCTCTTGATAATACAGAGCTTTACGACAAATTAAAGCTCCGTGAAAGAACGTTAAGGAGCAGTAAAAGAGAATTAATAGAAAAGAATCCATTTGTTTTAAGATGGTAAAAACTAGACCTAAAGTAAGTCGTTAAACTGCTTTTTTTTCGTGCAATTACCACGTTAAGTAATTAAATTTAGTCGATGGACGTAAAACGAAAGGAGTTCATTATATGAGCTTAAAAAGAGAAATGTTAATTAATGCAGGTATAACGGATAAAGAAGCGATAGACGAAATCATGCAAGCGTACGGTGCAGGTTTAGAACACGCTAGGACACAAGAAAGACAAACGCTACTTGCAGAGAATGATACATTGAAACAGCAACTAGAAACTCAATCACAAACGCTAGAAGATTTAAAGAAAAGTAGTGAAGCTAACAGCGATGTTAAGCAGGCACTAGAAAAGTTACAACAAGAATATGAGCAGTATAAGGTTGAGAGTGATAGAGAGCTGCAACAAATAAATAAAACTAATGCTATTGCACTAGCTCTAAAAGATGTCAAGGCACATGATTCTGATGTTCTAATGAAACTAATTGACATTGACAAGATAGAACTAGGAGAAGATGGTAGACCTAAACTAGATGAAGTAGTTAACGGATTAAGAGAAAGTAAACCGTTTCTATTCGAGCAAGAGCAAGCTGCACAGCAAACACAACCGCAAATAGTTGTCGGCGGAAACCCAAACGGAACAGGGCAAACAGAAAGAAACCCGTTCCAAGCAATAATTGATAAATATAACTAACACAAACAAAGGAGATTAAAAACATGGCAGGAAATCAAAACCAACCGATTAGAATTTATGAAAAGGAATATAAAGGAATATTAAAATCAGTTTTTAATGCTACTAAAGCGTTTAGCGGAGTATTAGCACCTATTCAAATTAAAGATGGTGTTCAACACAATGCTAAAGCGTTTAGTGTTAAAACTAATGCAACTCCAGTAGTAATTGGAACTTACAACACAGATACAAATACAGCATTCGGAACAGGAACAGGAACAGGCAGCCGTTTTGGTAATATGACAGAAGTTATCTATCAAGATGAAGATGTACCTTACAGCTACGACTTAGCTATTCACGAGGGAATTGACCGACACACAGTTAACAATGATTTAGATGTAGTTGTTGCAGAACGTTTTGAATTGCAAACAGAAGCACAAACAAGAGACATGAATAAGAAAGTAGGTAAATTCTTATCAGATAACGCTGGTAAAACTGAAAATCTTGCAGACTTACAAGAGGGAACAATTAAGAAATTATTTAATGGCATTCATACATATGCTGTTAACAGTGAAATTAGCGCCCCAATGAAAGCATATATTAGGTCAGAATTATATAGCGCAATTGTTGATATGGCTTCAAACACTACAGCTAAAGGCTCTAGCGTGTCTATTGACGAGAACAAACAATTAAAATATAAAGGCATCGTATTAGAAGAAACAGCGGAACAATATTTCCCAACAGGTGTAGTTGGACTAGTTGCTCCAGATGGTGTTGTAATTCCATTCGTTGGTATCAACACAGCTAGAACTATTGAGGCTACAGAGTTTGATGGTGTTAAATTACAAACAGCTGCAAAAGGTGGTAACTACATTTCAGATGACAACAAAAAAGCAGTTGTTAAAATTGCAGGTACACTTGCTTAATAGGAGGTAACAATGCCTAAATACACGATTAAGAAAGAATTTACAGATAAATACGAAAAATGCACTTATTCAGTAGGAGAAACGGCAGAGTTTTCTGAAGAAAGAGCAGAAGAGATTAAACTAGCTCTAGGAGAAGATGCATTAGTATTAAAAAAGACTAAAAAAGAAAGCACAGAGGAAGTTTAGTAATCTAGCTTCCTCTTTGTAGGAGGTTAAAAAATGAGTTACTTAACTTCAAATGAATACGAAAGACTAGGTTTTGATGAGATAGATAATTTTGAACAGTTAGAAGAGCGAGCTAGCAGCGTTATAGATTTATATACAGACTACTTTTACAGCAGTGTAGAGTTTGAATCTGATAACCCTATAAGGAAAAACGCAGTTAAGCAAGCAATAGCATATCAAATTAATTACATGGATACTAGCGGGATAACAACCGCAGAGGATAAGGCAAGTTTAAACAGCTTGTCAATAGGTAGAACAACAATCAATTACAGCAATAACACAACTAACGCTATTAAAGATAGCTTCAATCTCTCACAAGATACACTTAACTTACTAAATAGCGTTGGTTTCGGTTATAAGAAAGCTATATATGATAGATAAAAGACTACTAACTGATAATATCCAAGTACAATTAATTGATGATGTTGATATGTGGGGTAAAAACTCACATAAAGAGCCTTTTACAGTGAATTTTGTAAGGTTTGATAGACTTACAATAGATAAGACTGAAAAAGCTAGTAAGCTAACTAACACGGTTAGGAATCGAACAGGGAATATATTTATATATCCTAGATTTTCTAAAGTGAAAGTAGATGATAGTTGGTTACAAGCAACAATTACAGATGAGCATGGAACTTATGAGGTAGTAAGTTATCAAGTAAATTATTTCAATGGCAAAGTCTTCTCATACGAGGTTAACGTAATCTAATGAGTATTACAGTTAGTTACGATATATCTAAATTAGAAAACTCTGTTACTCCTGCAGGTATTAAGAGAGCTGGAACTATAGTAGCTAACCAAGTTGTTATGGATTCAGAACGTTACGTGCCACAAGGCAAAACAGGAAAACTTGTAGGAAGTGGACGAACAGAGGGAGCAGCTGCGGTATGGCACACAGTATATGCAAGAGCGCACTACTTCGGTACAAATGGTATTGTTACATTTAGGAAATATACTGTAGGTGGCACTGGTCCTAAATGGGTTGAAAAAGCAGAGGCTTCTAACATGAGTAAATGGGAAGAAATTGTATTGAAAGGACTTAATTTGCAATGATAACAAACAATGATTTTCAAGTAGTTCTATGTAATTATGTAAACACGCTTAACTTAGGATTAAAAGCTAGAATAGACTACTTTAATGAAAGAGATGACTTAGTTATTAATCTTATAAGCGGTGGACGAGTAGAACAACTATTTATGGACGGCTCACAAGAAATTAGCTTACCTTACGAGATAGCAGTAAAAAGCAAAGACAATCAACGAGCAAATGCTATTATATGGACTATTCACAGCTATTTATCACAATTCGGAATAAAATTACCTAGTTTAAATGATTCGTATCAATTTTTAGAAATGGAAATCGCAAAGCCATCTGTCAGCGGACAAGATGAGCAAGGCTTTTTCATTTATACACTAACATTAACAGCAAAATTAGAAATTAAAGGAGATAACAATTAATGGCAAGACAAAAGAACGCACTTAGAAAGCATTATGTAGCAGTTTTTAACCCTGCTAATCCAACTACAGCGCCACAAAAAGCAGATTATAAGCTATTAGCAAAATATATTAAAACTGTAAACGATGAAACTGATGAAGATACTGACGATATCGCATACTATGACGGAGACGGGACACCAGAGGAAGTAGTAGTATCTGTTAAGGCTGGATTCTCATTTGAAGGAAACTACGATGTAGAAGACGAAGCACAAAAACTAATCGCAGGTTTACGTTATAAAGTAGGAGATGAGCGTAAAGTATGGTTTAAAGTGGTAAGCTCTGACAACAAAACACAATGGGAAGCAGTAGCTATCGCTAGTGGTATTAAAGCAGGAGATGGAGACGCTAACGAATTTGAGAACTTTGAATGTACTTTAAGATGGGTAACTTTACCAAAAGAAACAGCAGTAGTTTAATCAATATAATTTAGGAGGATATTTAACATGGTTGTAATTAAAAGATATGAAAACACTATTCCAGTAGAATTTGGAGAGTTTACTTTAAACTTTGCAGTAAATGATAAAAACATAAAAGAGCTTGATAGATTAGGCAAAGAACTAGGTAAGTTAGAAGAAAAAGCTAACAACATGACAGGAACAACGGAAGATATAGACACTATCTACAACATAAGTAAAGATATATGGGAATCGCTATTCGATAATGATGTGTTCACTAGAGTTTACAGCTTAGCTAATGAATCTAGTATTTCTTGCTTATTATTTGCTATTCAAATGATTAAAGGTTTACTTGAAGAAATCGGGAACACTTATAAAGAAGATAAACTATTGAAATATCTTGAAGACTAACCATGTTAAATTTATCAAAAAAACTAGAAGATAATTTAATAATTGGTAATGATGTTTATCCTCTTGACTTATCATTTGGCAAAGTGTTAAGAGTATTTGAGCTGCTTCAAGATTCAGAGATACAGGAAGAAATAAAGCCTTATTTAGCTTTACAAATGCTAACTGGTGCTAATTTCTCAAATTTTGACTTGATTGAAGTAAACGAAATCTTAGAAGAAGTGTTCAAAGCACACATTGTCAACGAAAAAACACAAGCAATTGAATATGACCTAGCTGGCAACCCTATGCCAGTACAACAAAAGAAAGAGGAGGAGCGAGTATATAGTCTTAAACATGATGCGGATTATATATTCGCTTCTTTTTTTCAGGCTTACGGCATAGATTTAATTGAAATGAGAAGTAAATTGCATTGGAAAAAGTTCAATGCTCTGTTAAATGGACTTCCAAGTGACACTAAATTCATGGAAGTATTGAAGATACGTAGTTGGAAGCCAACTAAAAGCGACAGTACAGAGTACAAGGAACATATGAGAAAACTACAGCAAGAATACGAACTTCCTTACGATGAAGATTAATAAATTATCTTAAAAAATAAACAAGAAAGGAGGTTGAAATATGGCAGTAGGTAAAGTAAAAATAGATGTTGACTTAACTGGAGAAAAGGCAAAGTCTGGGATAAAAGGAATTAAAGATTCACTAGAGGGTTTAAAGAGCGCAGGAGAAAAGACAGGCTCTCTATTTAAAAGTGTTCTAGGCGCTAATTTAGTTAGCGCTGGTATTGGTAAGGCAATAGGTAGTGTTACAAGCGGTGTAAAAAGCATGGTATCAGAGCTTAATAGTTCATCTAAAGCATGGCAAACTTTCGAGGGAAACATGCAAATGCTAGGTAAAAGCACAAACGAAATACAAGCCGCAAAAAGCGCTATGCAAGACTATGCAACCAAAACTATCTATAGTGCCTCTGACATGGCGCAGACTTACTCACAATTAGCAGCAGTTGGAATAGAGGGAACTGACAAGCTAGTAACTGGATTCGGTGGACTAGCAGCAGCTGCAGAGAACCCAACTCAAGCGATGAAAACATTAAGTACTCAAGCCGTTCAAATGGCTGCGAAGCCTAAAGTAGCATGGCAAGACTTCAAGCTGATGTTAGAACAAACTCCCGCAGGGATTAGCGCAGTAGCTAAAGAAATGGGAATGTCTACAAGCGAGCTTGTACAAGCTGTACAAAATGGAACTGTAAAAACAGAAGACTTTTTCAATGCGATTAAGAAAGTTGGTAACAATGAGTATTTTGCAAAAATGGCAACTGAATTTAAAAGTATAGACCAAGCTATAGACGGGGCGAAAGAATCACTAGCTAACAAACTACAACCAGCTTTCCAAAAGTTAAATAAATTCGGGATTAAAGCTATTTCTGGAGTAGCGAATGCTCTGGATAAAATTAATTTTGATGGTATGGCAGAGAAGTTAGGTAGCTTTTTAGATGGTATTGATATAGACAAGGTAATTAATAAAGTAGTTAGTGGAATATCATTACTGACTAGCACAATTAAAAAGATGTGGGATGCATTTAGAGATAGTGGCGCACTTACTGCAACGGTTAACGCTCTTAAAAGTGTTGGTAGTGCAATAGGCAATGTAGTAAGCGCCTTAGCTAACAGCGGTGTATTATCCATTGTAGCGAGAGTATTCGGAGAGCTTGTCAAATGGGCAGCAAGAGTAGTTAACGCTCTAGGTAAAATTGTTAGCGCAATTCCACCAAGTGTATTAAGTGCCTTAGCTTATGGATTCTTAGCAATAGCAGGCTCTATTAAAGCTATTAAGTTAGCTGCTAAAGGATTAGATGTGTTTAAATCATTAAAATCATTTAACCCATTCAAAAGTTTAGGTAAAGGAGCTACACAAAGTTTAGAAGACTTAACAGGCAAGGCAGCAGGTGCGAAAAGCACGATAGAAAATATCTTTACTGGAATTTCAAAAGTGATTGATTCAGCAGGTAAAGGTATAGGAAACGCAGCAAAAGGGATAGGAACAGGAATCAAGAGTGCATTGAGTGGAGTTCCTAAAATTGTTGATAGTCTAGGTAAAGGAGTATCAACTGCAGCAAAAGGCATAGGAACAGGACTAGCAACTGCATTTAGAGGACTAGGACAAGCAATCGCAATGGTACCTCCGCAAAACTTCTTAGCGCTAGGAGCAGCAATCGCTCTAGTTGCAGCAGGACTTGCACTATTAGGAACGCAAGGAGAGGGAGTTGCAATGGTATTCACTGCATTAGGAACAGCAATTTCCGCAGTTATAACAGCCTTATCTGGAGGACTTACAGCTATTATAAGCGCACTAGGAACAGCCTTAACTTCAATCATAACAGCATTAGGAACAGGACTTCAAGCAGCCTTACAAGGAGTAGCTACAGTAATCATTGCTATTGGAACTGGTATTCAAAGCGCCTTACAAGGTGTAGCAAGTGTAGTAACTAGCTTAGGTAGTGCGATACAGAGCGCACTAGTGGGAGTTGGCGCTGCAGCAACTGGAGCAGGTAACGGAATACGTTTAGCATTCGAGGGAATAGCTTCCGTTGTATCTAGTGTTGGAAGTGCAATTCAAAGCGCAATGCAAGGTGTAGGAAGTGTAATAGAAAGCGTTGGAAGTTCTATTAAATCAGTATTAGAAGGACTGAAAAGTGCATTTGAAGGCGCAGGAAACGGAATCAAGAGTGTATTCGAGGGAATCGGAACTGTAATTAATAGTGTTGGTAGTGCAATTAAATCTGTATTAGACGGTATAGCTAACGTAATCAGAAGTGTTGGAGAATCTGCAGAGCGTGCAGGTAACGGATTCAGACTTTTCGGAGAGGGAATTAGAAATATATCAGACGTTGGAGCGTGGAACTTAGCTAAATCGTTAGCAGCTGTAGCAAAAGGATTAAGCGAAATAACAGGCAAAGCAGGAGAGATGGAAGCGTTAAGTAGCGCTATGTCATCTTTTAGTAATTCTTTAAATTCCATTAATACAGTAGCTGCGACAACAGGAACAGCTTTACAAAGTATGGTAGCGCCTATTGATGCAATTAAAGTAGCGTTTGAAACTATCCCAGCATCTATAACGGCTGCAAGCACAGGATTATCAACATTCGCAACAGCCGCTCTAACTTCATTAGCTGGATTAACAGCGATGAGTACACAGCTAGAAACATTTAATACTAGCATTATGTCATTAAGTTTAGGTTTAACAATGGCAGTCGCTCAATTTACAATGTTCAGTGCTGCAATTACAGGTATGGGAGCAGCATTAAGCGGTGTTTCTATGATGTTTGAAACATTGAATATGTCAATAACTGCAATGTCAATGTCATTTACTGCATTAAGTGCTTCTATAACTTCAACAGTAGCACAATTAAGCGGAATAGGAACGGCAGTAGCTGGTATTGGTATTCAGATAACGAGTATGGCAGTATCTGTAAGTAGTGCGATGACAACGGTATCATCAAGTATTACAAGTTCAATGCAAAGCGCAGTATCTGCAGTGCAAAGCGCTTGCTCTCAAATAATATCCGCTTTATCTCAAATGGCATCAGAAATGAGCCAAACAGGAAGCCATGCAGGGCAAGAATGTGGACAAAACATAGCTAACGGATTAAACAGCTCTATAGGAGCTATTACTGGAGCAATGAACAGTATCAATAGCGCAATGCAAGGTGTAGCAAGAAGTGGTATCGGTGCAATGGTTAGCATAGGTGCGCAAATAGGAAACGGACTAGCACAAGGAATGATGAGCGCATTAGGTGCAGTAACAGCAGCAGCTAACGCTCTAGTTGCACAAGCAGAACGAGCAGCAAGAGCAGCAGCTATGATTCACTCGCCATCTAGATTATTTGCTAGATTAGGTGTGTTCGTGCCTGCAGGATTCGCTAAAGGGATTGAAAAAGGTAGCCCTACAGTATTTAAAGCGCTAGGGAACATGGTTGATAGAGCTAGTGGAATGAGTATCGCACCTGAGAAAATGTTAAGTCTAGGACGTGGAGGACTAGGGCTTGCAACAGCAGGAGCAACTAACACAGTTAACAACAGTACAGCGAACAACTACAAAGCATTACTACACATAGAAAACTTTGAAAATCATTCTAAAGATGATGTAAGAGATTTATATAAACAACTTAAATTCATGATAAGAGAGGAGGGGGACAGACTTGATTAACAAATATATAACTTACAACGGAGTATCTTCAAAAGAAGTAGGATTAAGATTGATTGATGATATAGAAATAGAATCATCACAGAACAATATAGAATTAATTGAGATAGACGGAGTACACGGTGGAAAGATTCAGAATAAAAAGAATCTTAAAATTGTACCTAGAGCGTTTCCCTTTGCTCTTTATCAAGGAGTTAGCATTGCACTAGATGTTAAATATAAACCAGATGGCACAAGATATTATGTAAAACGTCAAGTAACAAGTCCTAAAATCAATCTTGATGAAACTATTAGACTAATGAATAAATGGTTAATCAATTCAGAGATGATATGGCAAGACTTTGAACTTAGTTGGGATAGCGATTATATTTATAAAGCTATATTCTTTGAAACATTTAATATCAAAGGCAGTTTGAATGCTAAAAAGAAATGTATTCTAAATTTTAAAATACACCCTATTAAATATTTAAAAACAGGTTTACAGCCTGTTCAAATAAGAAAAGGGCAGAACTTAGTTAACCCAGAATTTAGAGAAGCCAAACCACTAATTAAACTTACTGGAACTGGAGATGTGAAGTTAACTATTAATTCGCAAATATTTAAACTAAAAGGTGTAAGTGGGCATATTATTATTGACTGTGAAACGCAAAGCGCACACTATCAGAATAAAGAGCCGCAGTACGATAAAGTTTATACTTATCCTTTTCCTAAATTACAAGTAGGAGATAACGTTATTAATTGGGATAACAACAGCTTTACTTGTGAAATCACACCAAGATGGGAGGCTAATGTTTAATGGCATATCCTATTTTATACAAAGCAAATGAAACTAATTTTGAACACTTAGGAGTATCAGTTCTTTCTGATGCTTCTAATTGTTTTGTTACAAGAGAGCGCAACGGGATATACACTCTTGAATTTGACTACAGTTTAAACGGGAAAGATGTAGAAAAGATTAAAGAGGGAATGTTAATCAAATGTGATGCAGGACATAGAGCCAAGAATCAAAGATTCATAGTATCACAAATTACAAAGTCTAAAGATGGTTACAAAATATACTGCAAGCATATCTCACAAGTTAAAACAGCTATGAACGTTTTAAACGGAGAGGTAGAAGTAGCAGGTACTGCAACATATGCTCTTGAAACATGGAAAAACAACCTACTAGATAGCAAGAGCGAGTTTTTAGTCTGGTCTGATATTCTAACAAGTAGTAAAACTAAATGGACTATAGACAGCATAGAGAACGCAAGAGAAGCGCTAGGAGGTAAAGAAGGCTCTATATTAGACGTGTGGGGCGGAGAGTATGAGTTTGATAACCTATATATCAAATTACATAAGCAAATGGGAAGAGAGACACCAACAATTATAGCTTATGGTAAAAACTTACTGGATATAGAACAAGAACAAAGTATAATCGAAACTTACACATCTATTTTCCCATTTGTTAAGTATCAAGATGAACATGACACTCACAAAGAAAAACAGGATATTATCTTAACACTACCAGAAATAGTTATAGATAGTCCACACGCTAGTAACTTTACACACCGAAGGATACTAAAAGTAGATTTTTCTAGTGATGATAAGATTAGGACTGCTGAAAAGTTAAGAAGTGCAGTTAACAGTTATATTAAAAGTAATAATGTAGGAGTTCCTAAACTTAACTTAAAGCTATCTTATCAAGATTTAAGTAAAGTAAGTAGCGTGTTCGGAAATACTGCTATTGAAGTAGTTGACTTATGCGACACATTAAAAGTTTATTACGAAGACTTAGGCATTATGAACGAAAATGCAAAAGTTATTAAAGTTATATGGGATGTACTGCTAGAAGAAAATCACGAGCTAGAAATTGGAGACACAAGAAGTAATTTCAATGATACTACAGCATCACAATTTGAAAAGCTAGAAAGTAAAGCAGATTCATTAGAGGAACAGCTAAATAAACTCTTACAAGAGCAAGAAGCAATCTTCATGAAGTACTTTAACGAAAAGAAAAAGGAAATAGAAGATAATGCAAAGCAAGGGATAGAACAAGCTGTAATTAATAGTGAGTTATTCTCTAAAAAGATTAGAGAAGAGTTTAACACAACTACAGATGCATTTAGAGAAGAAGTTAACAAGGCTGTATCAGAGTTTGAAGAACGTTTCAAGTCAATCAATGGAGAAAGTCTTAACAAACTAAAAAAGCAAATCGAAGAAACAACACATATTGCGGAAACCACTTTAAAAATGGTAGGAACTGATGATTCTATTACTTATGGTAAAAATAGAGTTGTAGGAGATACAAACAGGGAAATACCAGCAGGAACTCCATTTATAATTGTAGAACATAACGGAGATGGTTTTGAAGTTGGCAAAGAGTACACTATTAGCTGGGAAGCTGTTTGTACAACAAACGACTTTTACGACATTAAGATTAAACTTAGCCGTCCTGCTCCGTATCCATTAAAAGTTATAGTGAAAGATGGCACAGGTTTCTACAGCCCTATGGAAGTATCGTTCAACACAGGAGAAATAGAAAAGCCATTACTTCATGTTTATGATGCACAATATACTCTAATTGTAGAAAGTTTGTGGTTTAAAGAACAGAATAAATTAGTTTCAATAAAAAGCGCTGCTCCAGTATTCGCACCAGTTGAATTTTTAGAAATAGCAGACAGTAACAAGAACGACATAGAGGGAAGTTGGAACGACAACCCTAAATATATATTTGATGGAGGTAATTAGATGGCGGAAAAAATACCTATACGAGTACAACATAAAAGAATGTCTTCAAGCGAGTGGTTAGCAAGTCCGTTAATCTTACTTGATGGAGAAATTGGAATAGAAACAAATACAGGGAAAGCCAAAATAGGTAACGGGATAAGTAGATATAGCGACTTGAAGTATATTGCAGGAGAAAAAGGAGAAAGAGGAGAAAACGGAACTTTCCAAGCCTTGACACCTCAAGAAAAAGCAAGTTTAAAAGGAGAAAGAGGAGAAAAAGGACAAGATGGAATAAATGGGAAAGATGCGATACTAGGAAATTACAATTTAATACTTGATTCACAATTTCTTAGTACTGACATAATAACATCTGGTAACCCTACAATGTCAATACTAGCTAATGATTATAACGGACATAACGCTCTGGACGTTAAAAAGAGCGGTGCAGCATCTAACACATGGGCAGGAGTTCAAATTAATACAACTCAAACAATACTTAAAAACGGAGACATATTTACATTTATTCGGACGTTAACCTTGATAGTGGACTATATCTAGCTATTAAAAAACATAGTATCAACAAAACAATAAAATCTATAAATTTAAGCAACTTACCTAGAAATCAATGGACTATTTACGAAGAAAAATTCACTATCACAGAAACTTTAGACTTTGGAAGTGAAACACAATGGTTTTTCTTATATTTTGTTAAGAACGGACATTTTAAAATCGCAGAGCCTTATATAAGTTTTGGGGATGAAGTACCTAGCAAATGGCAACCTAATTTAGAAAATTTAAAAGGTAGCAACATAATCAACCAACAAAACGGACAACCTCTTAAATATTGGATAGGAACTGAACAACAATACTTCAACATACCTACAAAAGACCCTAACACAATTTACGATATAGTGGAGTAGCTTATGAAAAGAGTAAAAATAATCGTAAATAATAAACAAGTAACACGTAGGTATTTAGGAGATAAACTAATAGGCACATATTATCCATTAATAAAAACTTACGGAAAAGGGGATGTAGTGGACTTAGAAAAAGAAGGAAAAATCTTTTATGTTTCAGCGTGGTATCCAGAGGGAAGTACAGAAGATGAAACATTTGACTTTGAAAGATACGCCCCCAAAAAAATAACTATAGGAGATGTTGTTATAGCTGATGGAGTAACAATTGCAAGGCGTGATAACTATGTTAATAGTTTTGAAGTTACTTTCAAAAACTTAGAAAGTAAAAAAAGAATGTTGGAACGTTTAAAAAAAATAGACGAGTACTTAAATTTTAACACGGAGATAAAAATATACGGAGTGGAGGTGTAGTATATGCAAGTAGAAGTTAACGCAGGCAAGCAAGATGCGAAATTTAGAAACGGGAAATATGAATATACTTTCACACCGAATAACAAAACTGATAAAGTTAAGTTATATCATATGGGATGTAACGGAACAACGCAACTCTCACGTATTCAATTAGAACGTGGGGAAGATGTAACAACATTTGAACGCCCTTACGAAAAAGCTAACTCATTAAGTGGTATCTTTAAGCAACTTAGAGACCTTGATATAGAAATGCGAGATGAGACAAGCGAGTTCTGGGGACGTTTAAAACTTAATAACAAAGGTCTACTAACAGAGTTCCAAAACAATGAGCTTAAAACACTCTTAGCAAGCACTGCAGAGGGGGTTAGTACTCAAGTTAAGAAAGAACTAAAAGACAGCGTTACAGAGCAAATAAACAGCACTACAGCTAATTTAGATGTTAAGTTCAACCAAATAAACTCAAGTATCCAAACAATAGAATCTGGGGTTTTAAAGAAATCTGAAATAACTATTAATGAAAATGGTATTAGTTTAGGTAGCGGAAAAGAAATCAACGGTAAAGTTGTTTCTAGTTTATTAACTGCTAGTCCAGATGGAATAAAAGCTATTACAGATAGACTTGTGTTATCCCCTAACTATGACAACTTAGTTATATACGACTATAGAAAAAGAGTAGAAGTTACTACTATTAGTAAGGTGGTAACACCAAAAATAGTTGATGATAATTTAAAAAAAGGAGATTGTTTCCGTGTTTCTGGAACGTTAACGCAAGAAATAATTTCAAATCTACCGATTCTAGTCCATTTAGTAGTAGAATACGAAGACGGAACAATAACTGACGGAGCGGGGGGGTGTGATATTTCTGGTTATAACACTAAAATTAATGATTTTAACGAAGTTATAGAAGTTTACATCACACCCGAAAATCAAGGTAAAAAAATTAAAGAATATCATCTTCAAATATACCAACGTGAAAGCGTAGCAAGAAAACTAGTAATTACTAATTTTAAAATATACAAGCAACGTGATGCAGAGCTAATTGTAGATGGCACTATAAAATCTAGACATATAGCAACAGAAACAATAAAAACAGGGCATATAGAGGCTGGCGCCATTAAATCACAACATATTGATGCATTAGCTATAGAGGGAAAGCATTTAAGAGTTGATAATGCGATGATTAATAAACTAACGGCAGAGGATGCTTTTATAGATAAATTATTCGCAAGGAATGCTTTTATCAATAACTTAAAAGCCGTTAAAATCTCTTCTACTCAATTAGAGACGGATTTTTTACGAGCTTATAAGGGATATATAGGAGGCTTCCAAATTGGTAAACATGATAGAGATGGTCAAAGTGCATGGTGGTTAACTGGGCAAAATCAGTTCTATGTTGGTATGTCTAATGGTAGTGGAACGTGGGGGCAAACTGCCCTGTGGGTAAACTGGGGTACCAAATGGAATGAAGTCGGTCCAAACGCATGGTACGTTAAAGAAAACGGGCAAATGCACTGCAAGAATACTGCTTACTTTTGGAATACACCAACAGTTATTGGAAATTTAAAAGTAACAGGAAATATTATTTTTAATGATGAAAAAGGTAACTCTGGTAAGTGGTTATATTCTCATATGTACGAGAGAATAGAAAACAAAGGAAGTTACGTATATTTCTACTATCCGTGGGGCAGTTATGACTGGGTAGCAGCGAACAAAGATGTTTCTGACCGCCGTTATAAACGCAATATTAAAGAAAGTGAAGTCAACGCCCTAGAAGTCCTTAACAAGTTGAACACTTACAGTTACACTAAAGAATACGACGGAAAAGTAAAAGATGTATCTTGCGGGATAATGGCGCAAGAAGTAGAAGAACATCTTCCAGATGCCTTTAAACAACTTCCAGACGACATAAAAAGTTATGGAGCATTTGAGCTAGTGCCGTATTTAATTAAAGGGATTCAAGAATTGTCTAAAAAGAACGAAAAACTAGAAAAAGAAATGGAGATTTTAAAAAATGGAAAATAACCAAATACAACCTATTCACATCGTAGCGCAGGAATTATCAGAAAAGACAATAGAGTTAGCTACTTATCGATTAGCTTACGAGAACGTTAACCAAGAGAACAAAGAGTTTAAAAAAGAAAACGAGGAGCTTAAAGAATTAAAAGAACTTGTTAACTCTAACGAGCAATTAAAAGCTCTTGTGGAGAAAGTGAAAAATGAGCGATAGTCTAATAATAGGATTAAGCACAGGAGTTGCAGTACCTATATTATTACCTATTGTCAAATGGTATCTTTCAAAAGACAACAAGAATTTAGAAGAGATAAACATTAAACTTAATGAAATTAAGGAATTATCACAAAAGACAGCGACAGGAACAAAGACTATAAGTAGATATAGGCTTTTAAAAGATATGAACAGAATCGTAAAAAGAGGATATATCACATCTAAAGAGCTAGAAGACATAACTATACTTTATGAATCTTACAAAGAACTAGGTGGCAATAGTTACGTTTCAGACCTGTTCGCAACCTGCAGAAAACTTCCTATAAAGGAGGAAAAATAATTGATAGATAAAAAAATACAACTAACATTTAACAGCACAGTAAATAAGAGAATTAAAGTTCGCAGTAATTGCGAGCTTTACTCTCACGATAAGAATAATAATGAGTTTGAACTAACAATAAACAATCACACCTTAACTAATGAAGAAATAATAATACTATTCAAGTTTGTTAAGAGTGTTAAGTATTGGGAAACTCACGGAAGAATTGAAGATAACAAGATTAAATTTAAGTTTGACACTAGCTTAATAACTGATAACGAAAGAGTAAACTGTTACATCATTCTGAAAAATGAAGAGAAAGAAAGTGATGTATACAGTTTTTCTTTTGATGTTAAGATGTC